CATTATGGGGAATTCGTAGGTACAAAAGGATACGATGGCGACCCGATAGATGTTTTTGTAGGTGATAACCCCAATAGTAACGAAATCTTTGTTGTAGATCAGAAGAACCCTGAAACAGGAGAGGTTGAATCACGTAATGTAGAATCAAGATATACTCTATCAAAAGAAGAGCGAAAAAATAAAATGCTTTCTGAAACACAGGATATTGCAGAAGATCAGAAAATATATATTCAGGATAAAATAAACGAAGCTTATTCAATACACGACAAAGTATCTGAAACTGAAAGAGTAAAGGCTGCAATTGATGAACTACAAAAAACTTCTCAAACTAAAACAGAGGTAAAAATCCTTGACGGTGAAGGTGCAGCAGAACTTTTCAAAGATGATTTTAAAAAAGATGCTTTAGATAGAGTAAGAGAAGGGAATTGGATTGGGCTTACCTATAAAGGAAAGATAGTTATTAATCCAAAAGTAAGTTCAAAGAAACAGGCTATTCAAACGTGGGTACATGAGAAGGCGCACGCTCAATTAAGAAATGAATATCCAAATTTTCATGAGAAGTCAGAGTATTTCACTGAATTATTTGAACGTATTTCTCCTGAAGAGATAAAAAGAGTTTTAGGTAACGCATATGACGATGTAGAGAATGATGTAAAAGCAGAAGAGTATTTATGTTATTTATCAGAGGAGTATGCTTTAACAGGTAAAATATTAGGAGATGTACAGCCGGAAATAAAATATCATATAGAAGATATAGTAAACGCATTCACAACAACTAAAAAAATAAAAGATGCAATCATTAACACTCGTATTGGAACAATTGAAAGTAGTAGAAGAGTCGAAAACAGTAACACCGGAAGAGAAGGAAGTAATATCCAAGGCGATATTGGGGAAAGGGCAGATGAAACCGGACGTTCGGAAGTTATACCAGAAAGCGATAAAAGACAGCTAACGTTGTCAGACAACCTTGTAATGGCTAAAAAAATCATGCAAGGGAAACACAAAGTTTCCAATGGCAACAGTATCCGTTTCAAAAAAGAAGATACTCCATTGACTTTTGGTGAAAAACTTGCACGTGCCAAAGAAATTATTGAGAAGGGCAAAAGAGATAGACTTGCAGAAGAAGTTGAGAACGTAAATAAAGAAATAGAGGTTACCCCTAAAGAGAAAGAAACTCATTACAACTACACCCTTATTAAGCGAAAATTAAGTGCTTTTAAGAAAGGTTACAGAGCAGGGGATGTAGATACTAAGAAAAGATTACTTCTTGTCAAGAGAGAGATAATTAAGTATGCTAAGCAGAACATTCCTTTAGAAAAGGCGAGAAGTAGAGAATTAGGTACACTTCTTACTATGGTAGGCAAGGCAGATGAAAAGAATATAGAGGATGTATTCAATAAGATTGATAATATAACTTTAGGTATTGGGAAAGTTCAGAATATAAAGGAAATTGAGAAGATCCTAAACAACGTAAAAGTTAAAAAGGTAAATGGCAGACTTGAAGGGAAGCTAAACCCTGATACTTATAAAGTAATTTCAACTATAAAGCATATAGTAAGTCTTAAAAAAGAGGATGAAGTAAGTAATTATGTTGATAATGTACTGAATAATGAAACTGCTGATGATACAGAAGCAATCGCATTATTCACAACCTTCTCCATGCTTAGACATAAGACCCCTGCAGAAGTAGCTAATGCTCTTGCTAAGTTAAGAGAAATAGTTACCACTGGTAGAATGTGGTATAATGACAAAATTCAGGCAAGGAAAAAACACAATAGTAATATAATTGCAACAATAGTAAACAAGATTATCGGTGATAAGCCTTTATTATCGCAAATAGACAGAATATCATCAGGTAAAAAGATAAATGATGGCACACTCAAAAAATACTTATTGGCAAACCAAAGTTTTGAATGGATATTGGATATTATGTCAAACGATAAATCCGAAGAAACAGGACAGGGATTTATGCAGAATTATTTTGGTGATATAGTTACGAAAGCTACAAATGACGAAACCAAAGGTATTGACGATACTATAAAACTTGTAAGTGAAAACGGTCAGCGCATATTTGGATTAAGTAAAAATAAACTTCAAAAAGAATTTCAGAAAGAATCTAAAATAGAGAAGCATACAGGAGTTTTCTATACTAATAAACTTGGGGAAAAAGCAGAGATGCGCCTATCTCCTGATATGGGATTGAAACTTTGGATGGACTATCAGGATAAAAGATACCTCGATAGTTTTGAAACAATGGGCTTGGATGATAAATCAATACAGCAATTAGAAACCTTCCTTAATAACTACAATCCAAAATTACTTGAATTTGGTAAATGGCAGTTAGATACTTTCTATCAAGACTATCATAAAGGTATTAATGACAAATTTAAGGAGTATTATTTCGCCAATCTTCCTAATAATAAAAATTATAGTCCTAAAAAGGTAGAATATGCGAAAGCTACTGATGAAGATGAATTACTTGCAGGTAAGAATGTTCTTGCAGGAGTAGGAAATGGTAGTTTAAAATCTGTTGTTCACCATAAAAACGCATTAACAATAACAAGCGCAAATAATATCCTATTGCAGCATATAAACAACATGGAGCATTTTAAAGCGTGGGTAGGACCAATGAAAGAATTACGTGGTACTCTTGGCTCAAAAGAAGTGCAAAATGTAGTTAAGCTGAAATGTGGAGAATCTGTAAAGAAAGAGTTGAATTTCCATCTAAACAAATTAGCAGGAGGAGGAGAGGATAGGAGTGCCGTATTAACCAATTTGGATTTTATGAGAAGGAATTTTGTAACGGCAGAATTAGGATTAAATCCTGGTCCATTTCCTAAACAGCTTGTTTCCGTTATTACATATATGTCAGAGATGCCTGTTTTTGATTATGCAGCAGGAATAATGGAATTTGCCATGCACCCTATTTCTGCAATAAAAACTGTTTGGGATATTCCAATGGTTCAGACAAGATATAAAAAAGGTTTTACTCAGGAAATGAAAACAGCTTTGAAGTCGAAACCGGGAGCCGTTCTTTCAGGTTCTAAATCGAAAATTGGAACTATAAGAGATTACTCTATGATTTTAACAAAATTAGGTGATTTCGGTGGAGTTGCAGGTGCATATACTGTCTTTAGATATAATTACAATAGAGCCAAAGCACGACACAAAACAGATGAAGTTGCTTATAAGTTTGCATTAATGAAAACAGATAGAGCAATTTCACGTTCTCAGCAATCAGGTGCAAATAAAGATACTTCAAGGATACAGGCAAATCAAATAGGTAAGTTCTTTACCATGTTCAGAAATTCACAGCAACAATATGGACGTTGGGAGTATGCAGGGTGGAGAAACTTAATGAAGGGAAGAGGTAAAATAAGGAACAATATCAAGATAATAGCACTATTCCATCTTGTTTTGCCAGTAGTATTCCAACTTGTTACCAATGCTATAACAGACCCAGATGATGAAACTAAGAAAAAAAGACTAATGAGAGCAGGAGTTTTAGGTTCTGCCAACGGTCTTTTAATAGCAGGTGATATTGTAGAGTTTTTACTTAATAATTTTATTGGTGATAATTTCCAATATCAAGCAACACCAATAGAGAGTTCTATTGTTAAAGCAGGTTATGGAAGTTATAATATAGGTAAAGCTGTTTCCGGGCATCCTATTTTAGAAATAGTACAATCTCTTCTTGGAATGGCAGCAGGAGCAAAGGATTTCGATAAGAAGAAGTTTTACTCAGGAATAGAACATTTAGGTTATGGAGTAAATAACTTAATGTTAGGACTTCCTTATAGACCAACAAAAAAGATAGTTAAGAAAGTAGATGAATTGGCTCACCCCGAAAGAACAAAACAGGAGAAAGCTACCGAAACAGGTAAAACTTTAATCAAAGGTTCTTCCGCCTTTGTTAGTGCTTTAAATGAGGCATACGCACAGGATGATAAAAAAAGACAGGATGAACTCAACTCGTTAAAAGATTCTGTTGTAGCTAAGAATATACACAACAATTATGGTACAAGTATAGCCAGATATGAGAGTAGAATAAAAAAACTTGAAAAGGCTAAAAAAGTGGTTACAATTTCCAAGAAGGACTTGAAAGATTGTAATGAAGGAATAATAAAACTTCAAGCCTTAGTAGATAGTCTTTATGCAAGGTTAGCAGAAAAATATAAGGATGTTGAATTTCAGAAAAAATATTAATAAAATATTATGGCAATGCAATTAAAAATAAGACCCGGAATAACAATGAGCAAGATGGGTTCAACTAAACCCAAAAAAGAACCATCTATAACAAATGATTCTTTCAGTCTTCGCAAATTAGACCTTTACAGTCAGTATTATTCAGCATTCTATTCTTTTAGAAAAAAGAGAGAACGTGCCTCACGATACAAAAATGGTGATCAATGGTTTGAGTTAGTACGTGATGAAGATGGTAATTGGATAAGTGAAGCCGAAGCCATTACTAAAGATGGACAGATACCATTAGTGCAGAATATTATTAAACCTGCTATTCGCTCATTAATCGGACAGTTTAGATCGGATGCAAGTAAGTCAATAGTAGTTTCAAGAACACCGAATAAGGGTAAAGAAGCGGAGATGCTAAGTAATGCACTTCAATACAATTTGTGTTCAATTAACAACTCAAAAGAACTCGATGCACGTGCAGTTGAAGAATTATTAACGTCAGGCTTAATTGTACAGAAAATATACCGTGAGCGTAAAACTACCTTAAAACGGAAAGAAGTTAAATTAAAAAATGTAGATGATAATGCTATCTTTTTTAATCCTGATGCACGTGATATAAGAGGTGATGATATTACTGTTATAGGTGAGTTAATGGATTTTACACTTGACCGCTTAATACTTGAATTTGCTACATCAAAAGACGGAGTTTATTCAGCTAAAAGAGAGCAAGAGTTAAGAGATATTTACGGTTCTGCTTATGATTACTTTATAAATACTACAGCACTTGACCCAAATAGGGCTACTTATAGTGATTTCTATGTCCCTTCCGACCCGAATAAATGTAGAGTTATTGATGTTTGGGAAGAGAGAGTTAGTAAAGTTATGGAGGTTCACGATTGGATGAATGGGAAACGTTATGAAACAGATTGGTCCAAGAGTGATATTGCACGTATTAATGAATTTAGAGCTCAGAAATATAAAGAAGCAGGATTTTCAGCAGAGGACACGCCTATTTGTGAGGGGAAGGAAATATCCGTAACAAAATGGTTTCACACCTGCTATTCTCCCTATGGACACGTATTAAGAGAAGAGGAAACACCATTTAGCCATGCAGGACATCCTTATGTTATTCTTGCCTATCCTTTACAGGACGGGAATATAACTGGATTGGTTAGTGATGAAATAGATGTTCAACGTCAGGTAAACAGGTTGGTTATTCAACAGGATATGATATTGAAATCATCAATCAAAAACACCTTATTCCTTCCTGAGGGTTCACATGACGGAAAATCTACTGAAGATATTTCTTATGAAATGAAAAAAATCGGTGGAGTTATAGACTTAAATCTTGATAAAAACAGAACACATCCACCATTTGAATTAGGAGGTAGTAAATCCAATATGGGTATTGCTAATATGATTGAGTTTAACTTACGAATGAATGATAGTATTTCAGGAGTTAATCCGGCTATGCAAGGGCAAAAACCAACAGCAGGAACATCCGGTAAATTATACGATGCTCAGCGTTCTCAGTCTACTTTGAACTCAAAAGATATAATGGATTCTTTCACCGGAGCCTTCCGGGCAAAACGTGATATGAAATTATTACAAACAATACAACAGTTTTATGATGAACCAAGAATGTTGGCTATTGCAGGTAAAAGTTATACAGAAACAGCTCAATTATACGACCCCGAAGCCGTACGTGATGTACAGTTTGACTTAACAATAGGACAGACAGCAGATAGCCCAGTTTATAGGGATATAATCAATGACCGTTTGTTTGACTTATTAATGAAGGATAAAATTGATACTGAGGTGTATTTCGAGAACACCACAGACCCATTCAGTTCAAATATACTTGAATCATTGCGTAGTCGTAAAGAAGAAATGAACGATGCACAAAATAGTCAGCAGAATACAGGTAGTGCCGTACCTGCTCAAATAGGAAATGGACAACAGAACAATAAATAAAAATAGCCATGGTTACATTTACATATCAAATAACAAACATATTAAGTAATACCCAGATACTCTCTGTTTATGCAGGAGTATCAGGGCAAGATACTTTTGCAGATGATACAGTATCGAAAGCTGATGAAAGTCTTTTAAATAAATACCTTAAAACAGCAGCATCATTTGTCGCACAGCTTCTTTCAGGATACAATAAAGACCTCGTTAATAAATCCGGGGAAAAGTTATTAATGGAAGGAGAACCTTTTGAATATGACACAGAAGGAGAAATAATTTTCAGAATAAATATGCCTGAAACATTTAACCAGTCAGTCATCCCCACATTGGACTTATCAATAAAAGAAGCTCTTGAAGATTATGTCCTTTATAGAGTTTCAAAATTACGTCATAAAGATTATGAAAGTTCACAGGAGGATTACGAGAACGCGTTAAGCCAAATCAGAAATTATATAGGAAGAAGAACAAAACCAGTTGTCAGAGATTATAGAATGTTTTAATTTTTTAACTTTTTAAATATACAAATTATGTCAGTAGAAAAAACAGCAGCAGCAGGCGATGTACCTGCATCAATTAGATTTTATTATGAAACAGAGAAGATGTTTAATTCATTAAGTCTTAGAACATCTTATCGTGCTAAAATGATTAAAGACACAGAAGGAGTAAGTCAAACAGACGATGTAGCCATTAGTCAGGATGAAAAAGACATTGTAAAAGAGTTGCTTGAACAGGCAGTTTATGATATTTTTGGAGAGATGTTCAAAATTACAGAAGGTATCGCAGACCCGATATTTTTTGATACGACATTTACCCCAAAAGGAGGAGCATCAGAACTTACTGTATCAGGTGGAATACTGAAAGATAATGAAGCTTTTAATGCCAATATTCTAACCAATATTGATAAAAAGATTGAGAACTGTATAAGATATTTCATTCTTACTCAGTGGTATGTTGTATGTGCGTTAGGAACTGATGCTAAACTGAACCAAGACCAGTACACTGATTATTTACGTCAGGTGAAAAACCTTACATTCCAGTTGAGGAAACCATTAATGTCTTAATATGAACTAATTATAAAAAAGGGTATGTTTTTAGCATACCCTTTTTTATTTAATATAATTTAGTATTCCACATAGTCTTGAACACTAAATCAATTTGTTTTATCTCACTATCAACTGAAAGTTTACCATTTATTACAAACACATAGCTTTTTGCTGAACCTGCTGAATGTTGTATGGCAAAATCTTTTGAAGAGCCACTTTTTTGTTTCCCCAGTATTAGTTGCATAGTTTCTAAATCATTAGAAGCAAAAACATAGAAACCTGCATACTTATCAGTTGTTGTTGTAATCTTTGAACGAAGTATTACATTTTCCAAATGTTTAAATACTTCCGGTGCTTCCAAGTGTTGGTTATTAGTTATCATTAACACCTCAACAGGATTTACAGATGATTCATCAGAGTAGCTCAATACTTCTGTATCGGTAGCACAAAGCAATTTTGGATATGCGTTAATTAGCAATATAAATGATTGACTAATTTTATGCCATGTCTTACTCTCAAAACTGAATACATAAGAGTATTCATAATCAGGATTAGTAACAAGCAGTTCTTTCTGTATCTGGTCCCATCCAATAGAGCTTCCTTCCAAATAATCAAGAAAATCAATCTTTGAAATAGAATTAACAAGTCCCGGAGTAAATCTGTCATCGCTTAACAATGTTGTAACTTCAGTTGAACCACTAACTGTATTCTCAGGAGTACCTTCCATTATTTCTGCAATTTCGGTGGCATTCCTACCCGCAGCAATATATAAACCTTTTACAGTAGAATAAACAACACCACTACCAACAGCAATAATATTTTTAGAATTATTAGCAACTTCTCCATTAACAGGAAGAATGTTAGTATATAATACATCCCCTGTACCAATTGCCATTGTGTACACACCCTTAGTCGTAAAAACCTGTAATGGGAATTGTCCAAATTGTCCAGTAGATAATGGCTCACTACCTGCCATTATTTTTATTATATCACCGGTGCCAATCTGATAAGAGTTCTTTGATGGAAAGACTAAAGGATCCTGAATTTCAGAAACCTGCAATCTATTTGTATCAAAAGGTAGTTCAATTTCATCAGGTGTAGTAGCAGTTGAGTATGATGAAACTGTTGATACGCTAAGATAAAAGCCTTTATAATTTGCCCCTGTCAATGTATCATTAACTGAAAATAAAGGATTAACCCAATAAGCAAAATTTAAAGATTCGTTTTTGTCCAACGTCTTTTCCATTAGCATATGCTTAGTACCATAAATAGTTACAGTAACCTGTATTTTATAGGCTCGTGAGTCATTATATCCAATTATTGATGGAATTAAAAAAATATTTCCACTTAAACCCGAACGATTATAATAGGGTATATTAATATTACTAACCTTTACACATTGTCCAAGAGATGTTTTAAGATATACAGCTACCGTACCAAGATAAGTACCATAACAATAATCCCCTGTTGTTTTGTCTCCCCATTCGATATATGGATCACCTAAAATTGTTTTAACATTAGCTAAATGCAGTCTGTCGTTATATACATATGCTTCTTCGGCAGCTAAAGAATGATGGGTATTTTCATCTGCTGTGAGTGTTTCATTTGTAGCATAAGTTTGGTAATATCCTTTTGTATCGACCTCCTCTGTTGTTGTACCCCATTTTCCTACTATATCCTCAAAAAGAAATTCATGAATTTTATACCATCCTTCATTTTCTATCATCTTCCCAAAATCATCATTTATTGGGAAAATATTCTTAAAATATTCTACTTCAGAAACAGTATGACCACTACTACTTACCCTATGTGTTTCCATGAAATCTTCATCACAGGTTGATTCATCTATAAGTTGAGGTATTTGCAACTTAGTAGCAAACAGACAAACAGATTCAATAAGGTCTTTAGTATCCTCAAATTCAGAAGATGGGTAATCAGTATTAGTAATTTGTGCTTTTAATTTACTTAGCTTTAATGTAAATTCAGCTGCATAATTACTTGAACCATTACCGTTTATAAATTCTACACTTCCTCCAGTTGAAATCTCAAAATATTTAGGTATTGACGGAAGAATATAAGTTCCGTCAAATAATTTATAGGCGACAATATATAAGAATGAACCATATAGCCTACCATAAACTGTTGATTGAGTATTCAGTAATTCATAATAATCACCAAGTGCGGAAGCTGCAACATCTTTGTATTCGTCCAATTCTACTGAGTCGGTTGTTTCTGTTACTGTATCAGTCAATGATAATGTAATGGAAGGAACAGGCAATGCTCCAACTTTCACATATTTTTTATCTGTATTGAAAATAAATATTTCGACACCACTCTTAGAACTTACAATCATTGTGCGTTTTAGGAAAACAACTTTCACCTCTATCCCTGGTGTTGCATCTCTTGTTATCAATGTTGCTACTCCTGTCGTAGGATGTATAGAATATAACAATCCTTCGGTTTTTTTATATCCTATCCAGTTTGATTCACCATCAACTACTCCGTTTGCAATATCATGAGGATAAACTTCTGTATAATCAGAAACAGACCAACTTTTATACTGTTCTTTTTCTCCAACGGCTCTCCAACAACCTTTTCTAAATCTGGCATTGATTATCTCTTGACAAGTTCCGTCTGCTGTCATAGATTGAGGTGTTGCCCTATCTATACCTTTTATTACTATTGATTTTTGGCTCATTGTTTTTTCTCTTTAAACATTTGCAATGTTAATCCTCTCTTAGTCCTGTTATTATCCTCTCCTTCTTTGCTGTTTTTAGAAGCATCTTTTTTGTTAAGGACATAAGGGGCTGCCTTCTCAAAGAAAGTAGTAAGGTCTTTAACGTTCACCGTTGCGGTTTTATCTTTTTTATTAAAGGTAGTCCGATCTATTTCTTCGTTCAGTTTATACCTCATACAAGCCATGGTTAGTTCTAATAACTGAGAAGCATCATTAGTAAGTAGTTCTAACCTTTTAAGAGGAGATAGCTCAACACGCTTTAAAACATCATCAGGACTAAACTTCTTTAGGTCTGATTCTACGTATTCATGTTCTTTCAAATATCTATAAACAGATACAGTTGAAACTCCATACGTATTAGCAATTTGAGCGGCATTTCTACCCTTTTCGTGATACTCTACAAGTATATTAACACCTATTTGTTTTGTAATATGCTGATATACTTTTTTAGGTTTCCTTGTCTTTTTAACTATTGGCTTTCTTTTTGTAACCATGGTTTTAGTTTTAAATTAATATATAATATCAAAAACTACTTATTCATTATTCTTTTTGGGTATGTTATAAAATCAGCTACCTTGGTTAGTTCAATTGCATCTACATCTTTACCCAGTATTCTTATTTTCTTAATATGATCTACCTCTGCTGTTGATAAAACAATATAAGAAATATTAGAATTCCGTATAACATAACATTTCCGGTTTTCGGTTGTTGAACGTATTTGTGCATTTTTACAAGCCATTCTACATGAGTATTTACGTAGTAACAACTTAATACGCTTACTCCATAATGCAGGAAAAAGATGGATAGCTTCAAGTATTGCTTCTTTGTTTTCTTTGTCTATATGATTTTTTACTGCTTTTACAGCAAAATCACCCATTGCGTTTTTAACAGCGCACTTTTGTAAATTGGAAATAGTCACTCCTTTTTTAGAAAGGTTGCTATTTAAAATACTATCAATTTCTTTCATAATTAATTATTACTATATTATTAGAACGTTGCAATTCCAGCTCGTCTTTCTGGCTTAACTTTTATTTGTACTTTTGGTTCAGGCAATGGCATCTCGAATAAAGCAACATGAGTTCCAACCGCTATTGTTATTACTTTATCATCTCGTTTACCTTTAACAGCTCCCTGAGAACCGTCAGGTTTAGTTTCAAACCAACTCATTTCATCACAGACACCTTTGTCGTTTTCAACTAAAAAAGGTGCTTGATCTTCTTCATCATCACTCAACATACGTTCCCTTGCAGCTGCGTTTAGTGCATTAATAGCAGTTGATTTATTTTTATGTGTTGTCCACCAACCATATTTAGGAACAAAATCATCACCCACTTTTTCAACATCATTACGTATATATAAATTTCTGTAATAGTCTTTTATCTGATCGAGGACAGTTTGAAAATGGTTTCCTTCCTCTTCTTTTTCCAATGAGTTTCCTTCAATTACAAGCAATGCGTTTTCGTATGCTGTTGATATTTGTGCAGCCTTCCATGCAAGTTGGTCTTGGTCTATATGCCCAACCCACATAAGTATAGCATCAATATGAGCTTTGTAAGACAATGTTAGGTTTTTTCTATCAATAACACGGATAACACTATTATCTGCTTTATCGGTTCTACCTCCTATATCAACAACAGTTACATATCTATATTTGTATGGTTCTTCCGGGTGGGGCATATCCCATATTGTTAAATTACCATTAGGTACTTTTTCAAAACGTATATTATTAAAAGCTTTAGGACCTATTCTTGCATCTGCAAAAATCTCACCCTGAAATATAGGTTCTTTATTATCTTTCCTGAGTGCAGTAATATAATTAGGAGCGAACACTTTTTGTCCTGAACTTTGAAAAGCTTCTTCTGGGGTTCCGGGATTTTCTGCCATCATCATCCAATCTGAATACCCATTATCTGCTTTATGCGCACGATACCATGCGATACCTTCGATTGTAGCCCCTAAAGACCATTGGAATAGTTCATAATCAGACATTGATTTATAAAAAGTATCAACATCTTTTACTGGTATCCTACATCTGTCGATCTCATAAAACGGGATGAATACAGCTTTATATCTTGTTTCTCCTTTTACAGCCTTAATCCAAGAATCATAAAAATAGTTTGGTCCATTAGCAGTTGATTCTTCAACTACCATAGTGTCTGGTCTATCTGGTACAGTTTCTTTCAAGGCAGAAACTACTTGCATTGCGCTGCGCTTTGGTGTATCATTCCAGAACCCTGTTTCAGTCATGTGAACAATAGCATTATTATAAGACCTAAACTGAATAGGATTATTTATTGATCCTATATTTATCCTACCTCTTCTTATACTGTCTTTCCTGTTTTTTGTAGAGCCTTTAACAGAAATTAATTTACCAATAGGTAAAGGATAGTATTCAATAGCATGGTCATACATACTACTTATATTCCCTGCTGCACCATCGTCCTGCGCACATATAGTCATGTGCCAATTTTGTCTAAGACGTTGTTGAATCCAAAATGCATACATATCTACTAATGTACTACCTCCCCATTGACGAGCCTTTAATAGTACAATCCTTATAGGTTTAAAAGATAACCTCATATCTTCAATATTGTACAATAATTTTCTTTGTGCGCCCCTTAAAATGAATGGTGAATCTTCAAAAGTATCTTTATTTTGAATGTGCAAACAAGTAGCTGCATAAAATTCAAAGTCGTTATCAAGCCTTGTTTTTAAAAATAAATCCTCAATGTCAGAAATTGGATTATCAGATAAGGCTAAATCTTCATAATCAAATCTATATTTATTTACAAAATCAGGTATGTTTCCGGCTTCTCCAAGTTTCTGCACCCATTCCATATTCATCATAGGCATAGGCAATAGCAATGTGTTTTCACAATCAGAAAGTGTAAAAGATTGACGTTGTTGAAGTGAGCCTACCCCGGTTAAAGGATTATAGTAAGCATCAAGTTTTTGATTACGTTTTATATTTTCTTCAATAATTATAGACATTGACTATTTTATTTTTTCAACTTCTTTTTCCAACTCTTCAGTATCAAGACCTTCCTCGCGAAGTTTAATCTCTTTATGCTTCATGTTCAATATCTTTATAATTGAGTGTACAGAATATGGATGTTTATACCCCATTCTCTCTATAATCTTCCTATAATAATAGGATTTCTGAACTTCACAGCTCATATCTCCAAGTTCTTCTACTAACTCATTATATATTTTCCGTACAAGGCGATGTTTTATTGCTGTTGCTATTGAATAACCTTTTATCCTACTCATATTAATGATTTTAAATTGATATAAACAAATATACTTAGATAAATTCAATTAATACATTTCTTTGTGCATTTTTAATATAGTATTTATTAGCCAATTAAATTACTTTGTTATAAAAGATACCTTAAAACGAACAAAAAGAATAAAAATGGCTAAAGAAATTGACAAAGAGGGAATTATTCCAACAGAAACAACAGACAAAAAACCTGTACTTTCTGATGAAGTTGCCGAACAAAAACCAAAAAAGGTTGTTGATAAGCCTATTCTTGCAAAATCACCTGAAACAGAAAGTGTTAATTCAAACAAAGAATGGGTTGAATGGGCTAACAAATACGTTCCTGGTGCAGATGTAAGTTCCCCACAGGCTATACTTGATGCACTAAAAAGTACGTTTAGTAAAATGGTAAAAACAGAGGGCGAGTTTATAGACTTGGTCCACGAGAATCCAGAAGCAGGAGCAACACTTTTAACATGGAAAGAAACAGGAAGTTTGCCTATTGCTATTGCTCAGAATTATGACCCGGAAGAAATTTCAGGAATGATTGATGAAATTAACGATGAATCTATGGAAGAACACCGCAAAAAGTATTCTGAAAAGGTAAAGAATAGAAAAGATTACGAAGGACATCGTGCTAAAAACAGAGAACTAACAAGAAAAGGAGCAGAGGAATTTTTAAAAGAAGTGAACCCCTCTGAAAAAGAACAGGCTAAATTTATAACTTTTGCAGATACATTTTTACAGGATGCTTCTGACGAAAAACTTACTAAGGATAGGTGGATGGCTTTATGGCAAGCTTTCAGATATTCCACTGATGTATCCACAGCAGAGGAAAATGGTAAAATAGTCGGTCGTAACTCTAAAATTGTTAGTGAGAAAAAAACAAAAGATGATCTAAAAGGGCTTTTACCGGAAGGTGAAGGCGCAAGTGTTAAAAAAGTTAGCATAGCAAAACGTAAATCTTATGCTGAAGATTTTATGCAGGGAGTTTTCGATTAAGTAATAATAAATTAAGTATTTAACAATTAAATCAAGTAAAAATGAAATTGAAATTTAATGTGAAAGGGATAGCAAGCGCATTGACCGTTATGGTCGTATTCCTTGTTTTTAGTGCCTTTTTTGGTGCTGTTGCCGCAATAGGCGGTGTTACTATGGCGGTAGGTGTAGCCGTTGCAAGTCCGACATCTCAGGCAGAAGCAACTGGCGGTACGGAATACAACGAAACGACTGAGTATATTGATATGAAAGACGTTCAACGCAAAGTTGAATTATATAAACCATATCAAACTCCTATTATAAGTCTATTAAGTGCTAATAAAAAAGGAACCTGTAATTCATGGGAAAAGAAATATTTTGCAATTGACTCACGAGGTCTTGATACTACTGTAACCTCAGCGACTACTCTTAGTGGAAATTCAACTACTCTTGTAGTTGCAGATGCAAGTTTTTTCACTCTTAACAATACTGTATTCTTTCCTATTACAGGGGCAACTCTTGTAGCTACTGGAAGTAGAACATTAATGGGAATTATAACTGCCATTCCTGCTGCAAATACAATAACTGTATTATTGGTTAATCCGGGAGAATCACTTTCCGCTTCTGATTTCACAGGTGTAGCCTGTCGTAGAGGTGGTTCTGCATTAAATCCTAAGGCAGCTTCAACTGGTTCTTGGGCTATGATGCCGGAGCCTGACTTTAACTATACTCAGTCATTCATGGAACAGGTGGATATTGAGGATTTTCAGGAAAAGATGAAGAAACAGGTTGATTGGAATATTGCAGACATGAAACGTGGTGCTATTGACGATTTTAAATTACAATTAGAACGTACATGGTTAAACGGAGCTAAATCTGTATCAAATGTTTTGATTGATGGTCAAACTCAACGTATTTATACTGCCGGTGGATTCCTTCAAGATACTGGTATTCCTGTTTCCGCTGATGTTTCTCTTTCAACTATGACAGAGAAAACATTAAATGGATTGATGAAAGATATATTCACAGGTAATAATGGTATGAAAAGTCGTTTCTTACTTGGTGGTGCTGATTTTATGGAAGCTCTTGCCAATGTAACTGCTGATAAGAAATACATATTATCTAAAGAAACTAACGTCAAATTAGGATTGGACTTTGTTCGCTTAGTATCTGTATTTGGAACTCTTGATGTGTGCTATTATGAACAGCTTGATTTACTGGGGAGAGAAAAAGATGCACTTGTTATTGATAAATCAAATATTGCAACTGCTGATTTGTACCCATTTAATATTCGTGCAATTGATCAGAAAACGTCCGGTATTGCAAAAGTTACTTCTTCTGCTATTGAGCAGACATCAACAATGTTGATAAAGAACAAAAAAACTCACCGTATAATTTTGGGTGTTTAAGGAATAAAGAACTAAAGTTAGCCCTTCGGGGCTGGCTTTTAATATTAAAGTTATGAGTTTAAAAAGATATGTTGCATCATGTTCTGAGTATAGCACGTTTTTAACCTTAGAGGATGGAAGGGAAATAAAACTATACTTCTCCGGGAAAGATGTTACTACTAAAAAAAGATTTATAGATGTTACAGACCCTTTAATTCAGAAAGCACTTGAAAAAAGTTCTAAGTTTGGGATATATTTCACAAAATCTAATGAATTTAATTGGACCGGGGAAGATGCTCAGGTTAATAAAAAAGCTTCGGTTGCACCTACTGAAATGTCAATTGAAGAAATAAAAAAAGGGAATACCCCATTGAAAGATGAAAATGCTTTTCCTGAGATTACAAAAGTAGGTGAAGCAAGGGCTTTTCTTATTGAAAAATATAATAAAAAGATAGCAAACAGAAAAGAAGCGTTTAAAGTTGCTGACGAACTTGGAATATCGTTTCCTAATTTACCAAAAGAATAATTTATTAATTTTTTAAAAAAATAAGTATTATGACAAGAGATGAGTATATGACAAGCATTATAAATGGAATGCCCTCGACTTATTCTACCGCATTACCCGTAAGAGGACCATTGAAAGTTTTAGCCGGAATGGTTTATGACAGTTTAAAACCAAAAGGAGAAGCCACAGGAGCAGAGATAGAAGCTTTGACAGATATGTCAAATGGAGATGCTTATAAAGTAATAACAACTGGTGGAGCTATTACCGCAGGGTCTATTACTGTATTAGTTGGTGATGTAGTTTACTATGATGAAGAAAATTCAGTATGGAAATTTCTCGTTAGCGGTGCAGCTATTAATGCTTAAGTTATTCCCTAAGTAAGCATTTAATGCCTTGTCTTTTTGGGCAGGGCTTTTTTTTAATCCAAATAAATAAACAGGTATGAGTTTATCTGACGAAAGAGTACAATATGAAGATAGACTTGCGGATATATTCGCAGGTCTTGGAATTAGCTCAACAGGGGATATATCAACTCCTCGTATGTCAGCTGTAAATTATGTTAAGGCAAAACTTAACGAACTGGTGCCGGAAGGTGAAGGCGTTACTTTTAGTTTATCATCAGATACAAACATTACTAATCCAACAGACTGGTTAGTTAATTCACAAATGGATGAATCAGTAAAGAATGTTTGTTTACAGGCTCCCCTTTCTGCATTAAAGCCAACAGCATACACAGAAGCGACAGAAGGTACTCCTTTCGTAGCAGAAGGTAAAGCTGGATATATTGCATTGCCGGATACGTTTCTTCGTTTATCATCATTTAAAATGAGCGACTGGGTAAGAGAAATAGTTGTTCCAATAACTCCTAATGATCCACTTTATAAAAGACAATCTAATGAATATATGCGTGGTGGAATTACGAAGCCGGTAGCTGTACTAAATTGGAAATATATAAGTTCGTCAATGAAACGTATTCTTGAATATTATTCTATTGATACATTACATACTATTGAGAAACTATTTTATATACCGGAACAGCTCACAGAAGATTTTGTTACGGATAACCCATCTTTAGAAGATGCTTTTGCGTGGCAATGTGCAAGTAAGGTACTTCAAATATTTGACAAGGCAGAACCCGCAAAGTTAGCACAGGAAAGAGTACAGCAAATATATAATACTATTTAAAATGGCAACACAAGCAGAATTAATCGCAGCTTTTAGGGAAGAAACAGAGGATTTGTTCAAGGCACTAAGGAAATATGTTTATTTCAATTTAGGTGTTGCCCCATATACAAGTACAGATGAAGTATTAAGTACAATTGCAGAGGCAGACAGAGTACCTTATTTGACTATTGTTAATATAAATGGGATACTCTATTGGTTTACAGATAGTACAACCCTCGTTCCTCTCGTTGGCAACCTTGCACTTACTGACAAGTCGGTAACACTCCCTAAAATGGCAGATATTATCGCAGGTACAGTAATAGGAAAACAAACAAAAGACGGAACTCCCGAAGCTTTATCAATGACAACACTTCTTTCCATGCTTGGGCTTAGCACTATTGTTAATGATGTTTCTAATAAAGTCGATAAAGCAGATGGCTATTCGTTAATATCTTCTAATGAACTTGCAAAAATACATGAATCTGGTTCTGACGATCAAGATTTAACAGCAATTAATGAAGCTATTTTATCACTACAAAATATTGCAGGACAAAGGACTTATTCTTTTACACTTCCTTCTGCAGGAACAGTAGCAGAAAGATTATTGGGTACTATTGTCTATGGAGAAGGAGCAGAAGGATGGACATTTGAAGCTGACGGTATAGACTTACTTGTAACACACAGTACAGGACGTAATATTTCTAATATATCTGTATCACAAATTGGAACAGAGGGGATAAGACCCTTGTTGAATGGTGTAGGATATGTAGGTTATCTCGCTGAATCTACATCTGTACTTAGAATTGAAGGTTTTGCAGCGAGTATAGCATACAGTATTTTAACAATTATAACATTTGCTTAATGGAAGTCAATGAATTATTACCTACAATAGCATGGAGAACATTAGCTAAAAATGTTTATCCAATAACTGCTGAAACAACAGAAAATCCTGCCACTTTTAGAATGACAGTTTCCCCGGCTGATATAAATGATGTAGGAGCCGGAGAAATAGAGATTGGCTGTTATGTTAAAGATTATATAGGTAGTACATTCTCTGTTATAGCATTTACCGATACAACAGTAGATTTAAAAGATGATTTTAGACGTGGTTTTGCACCTCAAACTGGACAATGGGCTATTCTTTATAAATCAGTTAGCGGTTCTCCTTATTTAGCACAGATATATTACAAATACCTTAATTCATCTGCTTTAGATTATTCAAGACAACTTGAATTAGCTATCTTATATAATCCTGGCAATGCAAATTTAACAACAGTTAATTGGTCCGCAAAGAATTTAACTCTTAATGGAGTTATAACAGGAGCAACGACTGGTACATTTTCATCTTATATTAAGGCAACAACAGGAAAGTTCTCAAATTTAACAGGAACTTTTTTCCCATACAATAAATTAGACGGTTCAGGATTAGCTGATAGTTTATTATCAACTGACGGTATAAATACTTTTATTAACTCAGGAGCTATCGGAACTGATAATTTTGTTTCAGGACTTATAGGATGGAGAGGAACTTATGATGGTATATGGGATATGAGATACCTATATACAGACGAACTTCACGCTAAAGCATTCACAGCAGACGTTTCTCAGGCTCTCGCAGGTGCAGATTTTCTTACAAAATCCGTTTCTAAATTATCAAGCAATTTTAAGATTTTACCTGTCGGCAGTAGTTCACAAATGTTAGTAGATGATTTGGAAGGGTTCTCTGCTATGCAATGTTTTGTTAATGGAGATTATATCCGATTGAGGGTTTTTGATAGGTCTGGTGGCGGTCTTATCATAGCTGATGTCTGGGGATTGGTTACTTTAGACACTACTTATGGTGATTCAGGCTTTGAAGATGGTATTCAGGCATATACATTTACAGTTACAGACTGCGGAGATGCTACTGATTTAGTAGTCTATAAAGGTGCAGAAGTCCTTGATTATGGAACTACCGGCTCCGGTGTTATAGAACGTACCACTTTGGATGCTCAGGGATCTCCATACTCACAAGTTGTTACATGGGTTGATGACCCCTCTATATCCACGAATTATTCTCTACATACGAGGACAGGTAATTTAAACGGCATAGCCCATTGCTCAGGTTATGGGTTTTATGGTGATAATATATTTTTAACAAAAAAAATACTTATTGGTGATTTAACCAAATTAGGTGATTATATGGAATATACCACCGAAAATGGTTTAGTTGTAGCAGGACAAATTACTATTACAGGTGGGAATGCAGCAACAAAAACAGATGTAAGCGATGCTAAAAGTGATGCAATTTCCACAGCGAAAGATGATGCTCAGGATTTAGTGGATGATATTCAAGAAGATTTAAACGCTTATATAACTGCCACAAATAACACAATCGACAGTTTACAAAATCAAGTAGATGGACAGGTAGATAGTTGGTTTGAAGCTTATTCTCCTACATTAACTAACTACCCCGCATCGGAATGGACTACTGATGATTTAAAAGCTGCTCATATAGGGGATACATTTACCAATACAGAATCTTATGTTGATGATGATACTACTCCTGATGCAGGTAAATCATGGCGATTCGTAGAATCCAATGGAGTTTATTCGTGGACTTCAATTGCTGATTCTGATGCAGTCAAAGCCTTATTGAAGGCAGCAGAAGCACAGGACACAGCGGATAATAAGAGAAGGGTATTTACTACTACTCCTACAACTCCTTATGATGTTGGTGATTTATGGACACAGGGAGATGATGGTGATTTGATGAAGTGTATTACAGCAAAAGCTGATGGTACTTCTTATAGTGCAAGTGATTGGAATAAGGCAGTTAAGTATACTGATGATACGGCAGTTGATAATATTGAGATTGGTGGGAGAAACTTACTTCGAGATACTTCCGATGAATGGATTGTACATAGTACATCATCGAATAATTCCTTCGCAGTATATAAATCTATTTATCTATCAGATTTAGATTTAAATGTAGGTGATATTTACACTTTTTCAGCGAAAACACGAAATGCGACTAATTATAATAAAGTTGAAGTTTCTTTTAATAGTACAAACTCATGGATAAGTGCAAAAATATCTGATGAAGGTATTGACTTTTTATCATTCTCTATTCCCGAAAATACGTATAGAATAGACCTAGGTTTTAGTATTGGCGTGAGTTCTTCCATAGAAGCGAGAAAACTTAAGTTAGAGAAGGGTACAAAAGCCACCGACTGGACACCAGCTCCTGAAGATGATAAAGCCTATGTAGATGCAATGAAAGAGGCTGCTGTCGTAGATGCAGGAATCAATGCAGATGGTAAGGTAACAGCATCAGAAGCTAAAATTAAAACTGCCTATGAAACATATACTAATACTGCGAAAGCAGCAGCTATATCAACAGCTAATAGTTATGCAGATGGGAAAGTAATAGCAGCAGAATCATCTTTAAAGACAGCTTATACTAATTTAGTCAATGCAGAGAAACAAAAAGCAATAGATACAGCTAATGCGTATTCAGATGATAAAGTAAGCACAGAGGAACAAGCAAGATTAGACGCAGATGAGGCAGTTATTACAGCTTATAAGGCAGAAGTAGTAGCAGCAAAAGCAGCGGCAGTGCAAGAAGCTAACGCTACTGCTGATGGTAAGATAACTGATTCTGAGAAAGCGATAACCACCGCTTATAAGGATTATACTAATAAAGCTAAGGCTGCGGCTGAAACTATATCAAAAGCTTATGCAGATGGAATTGTTACTAAGGAAGAACAAGCACGTATTAATGAGGCAAACGCTAAGCTTATAGCTGCAAAAGAACATGCTGAAAGTCTTGTTGATGATATTGAAATTGGTGGGAGAAACGTATTAAGAAAACAAGATTTTTATAATTGGGCTGGTGTTACTTTTGACGAATACCTTTTGACTTTTACGGGTTCAAGCACAGGTGTTCGTTTATCAAACACTAGATATGATGCATTGTCTCTTTTAACCCTTTCTTTTAAAATGAAGAGAATTAGTGGGGATATTGTAAATATAGGTGGTCATACAGGTGGTCATAAAGTTTTAAGCATATATTTTGACGGAGTATATAAAGGTACAAACTTTACAGGGAATAGCGTTCATTACCCTGATGATGATTTGACACATGAGGTTATAGTCAAATATCAAGCACCAGCAACTATCACAGATTATTTATATATACAACCGAATAGGACGCAACCGTCTTATACTATGGTTTGTCAAATATGGGATATAAAACTAGAAAAAGGCAACAAAGCCACCGACTGGACACCAGCCCCCGAAGATGTAGCTTCCGATATAGCCGATGCCGCCAAAACAGCCGTGTGGAGTTCTACAAACATAACAGGAATACCCGACTACATAGCCGATACCACACCCGATAACGCTTTAGGAATAGGGAATGATTTTATGGGATTTCATTCAACTGGTAATGACTGGCCTATAAGAATTTACAACGATAACAATGTAGGAAAATTTTATGCAGGTAATACTACGAATTACGTCAATTGGGATGGCTCAACATTGGCTGTAAAAGGCGATATTACGGCTACTTCGGGAACATTTACAGGAACTATTCATGCAGGGGATGGCACAATAGGTAAATTTACTATTGGAGATTACTTATACACACAGTCTAAAATAGCTTATAATGACGGTTTTGCAGGAGTTCATGTTGGCTCTGATGGAATTGGATTAGGGGCTAATTTCTCTGTTAGTGCTGCTGGGGCTTTGAAAGTTTCGGGTGCGGATATTTCAGGAAAAATAAATGCCTTAACGGGGACATTGGGAACACTTACAATTGGCGAAAATGGATACATTAAATTGCCAACTTCCTGGGACTTTTCGGTGGCTGGAAACTTAGACAATACTGGCTTAAATTTTATGTTTAACAGTGATGATAGTCAAGCGGTGAGTTGGTACACTGCTTCGGGCTTTTTGGTAACCCAATTAAAAACAGACCATTCTGGACATCTTAAAGCAACAAATGTAGGGATAGTAGAAAATGCTCATGAGTACGTTGCAATAACTAATGCAAACACAATAATCACCTGTTATACTGATATGCTATTTATCACATCTATATCTTCAGGCGCCAATATTATTGGAGTAAAACATATAGCTTCGAATGGTAGTATTACTAATCCTAAAACCGGAGAACAGCTGACTATTATAAATACAACAACATCAGACTTAATAATACATACTTATCGCCATACAACGAGTTCTAATATAGCAGCTTATGATGCTAAAGGATCTTATAATATTAGAGATAAATCTTCTTGCACTTTAACTTATTATAACAGTTTTTGGTATTTGCCAGTAGATGTAGGACAATAAGATTTCTCAAACGAGTTAGTAGACAACAGATTTTACCAACTTATTAATTCAATTATTAAATAATAATAAGTATTTTTACTAAATAACAATTAAAAATAAAAAATATGCAAACAATTAAAGATGAAAAAGAAACAAAAAAAGCTATAAAAAACATAGCAGCAAAAGCAGTAAAAAAATCATTAGAAAAAAAAGATGTAAAAGCAATTGACTTTACAAAAGTAGATGTCAAAAATCTGGAAGGGCAGACCATTGTTTGCGATTTATCTAAGATACTTTCCAATTTCATATATAACAATACCGGAGAAATATTATTATTAGATGTTTTAAAGGATATAAGAAAAGGTAAACCCGTAGTATTAACTCCTGAAATGAAGGCTGAATTTTTAAGGATTCTTCATTACAAAGAGGGTGTTCCATTTATTGCAATTGTCAAGTTGCGTTTATTTGAATTGTTAAAATAAAATTAAACTAAACAATGGACAAAATTATAATTATAATCTGGATTACTTTTGGGATATACATAATGGTTCTATTTGCTATTATGGCGGATTTATGGGCAGGAGTAAGGAAGGCTCGGATTAATGGTATTGTTAGATCTTCTTATGGATTTAAAAGAACTGTTGATAAAATTGCTAAGTATTTCAATGTTCTGATGGCTTTCACTATCATAGATGTAATGCAGATGGGTGCTTTATGTTATTTAACAGAATTTTATGGATGTCATTATCCTATATTCCCCTTTATAACACTACTTGGAGCAATAGGGATATGCTTAATAGAGATTAAAAGTATCTTTGAAAAAGCTGAGGACAAAGTAAGAATAGAGAATGTTGCAAGTATGGCAGAGAAGGTTTTTGCCAATAAAAATGACTTATCTAAAGTGATAAAAGTCTTGATGGACTATATGGAAACACCGGATGGGGAAAAGTTGAAAGATAATATATTAAGTAAGGAAAAAATAAATGACAAAAATACTATTATTCCTAAGTAAATACTGGTCTTTAATTGTCGGGTTATTGGTGATTGGGTTCTTTGCCGGGAGATGCGACAATAAAGTGATCGTAAAAACAGAATACGTAAAAGGTCCTACTAAAACCGATACTGTCTATTCTGAAAGGTTAGTACCTTATGAAGTTGAAGTACCTGGTACTCCTGTGCTACCTCAAAAACCTGATACAATACGATTGCCGGGGAAAATACAATATGTTGCGACAATTGTAGATACTGCTGCAATTATAGCTGACTATGTTTTATTGAATAAATACAGTAGATTATTGTTTGACACAGAAACAGAAGGAAAACTAATTGTAAACAGCGAAGTCCAATATAATAAGCTGCAAAAACTATCCTACAATTTTACACCTATCTATAAAAAAGTAACAGTACAACGAATACCATTATTTACGCCCTTCATTTTAGCCTCCTATAACTCATTTAGCTACTTTGGATATGGTGGTGGTATATATTACCATAATTTAGGTTTTAGCTTTAAACGGCTTAATAACTTCAATAATAGTACAGGAAATGAATTTGGAATAGCTATTAAATTTTAATTATGAAATTAAAATTAAAACGCAGATATTTTAATGAAAAATATACCATTGGTACTTTATATATCAATGATGTTTATTTCTGTGAAACTTTAGAAGATAAAGTAAGGGACCTCAAAAAAGAACGTAAGATATATGGACATACAGCTATCCCTTATGGTACGTATAAAGTAATACTGGACTATTCACCACATTTTAAAAGGAAACTACCACACCTTTTAAACGTGCCTTTTTTCTCAGGCATAAGAATACATAGAGGAAACTTTCCAAAAGATACTTTGGGTTGCGTTTTGTTAGGTGAAAATAAAAAGAAAGGTATGGTTCTTAATTCTACTGTTTATGAAATTGATTTAACTAAAGCTATAACAGAGGCTATAAAAAACAAAGAGGACATAAGCATAGAAATTGTTTAATACAATATCACAACATAAAAAAAAGGAAGCCAATTAACGACTTCCTTTTTTATGTTAATCTTTTTTAGCTTTCATAAAAGTATAGTATTCCTCAGCATATTCAACCATAGATTCTTTTAACTTATAATATAAGATAGGACTTTCACTATCTAATCTTTTGGTATCTATTCCAAAATACTGCATTACTCCTTCGGCTGACTTCATAAGGATTCCTTTAACTCTTTTATATTATCAATAACCTTACACTTTTTCTTACAATAAGGACATTTTTTATCATTAACATCTTTCCTTTTAAAGAATACACCATGCTCTTCACAATAGAGTGGTGTGTATTTTCTAAGGTCTGCTGCTGCAATTAAAAATTGTTCAACATGATTTAATTTCTTTTTTAGTATCATTATTAGAGGCTTTTTTATATTCTTTCTTCTTTGATTTTACTCATATCGTCAATAATCTTTTCATACTTATTCACTTTTGTAAACAGATAGTTTAGCATTTCAGGCACTTCTTTTAGCTTCACAAATAAGTTTTCACTCATTTTACCATTTTGATCTCTAAAATGGAAGTAAATGTTTTTATCATCATCAGTAGAGTAATCTGCTTTATTTTTCTTTTGCTTTGTATTCTCAGCCAATGTTTTTTCGTATATGTTTACAAACTCTTTACTACTTCTTTTATCAAAGCATAATTTATTCCCGGATTCATGGATATAATCCCTAAGACTATCCAAAAAGTCAGACATTAATTCTTTTGTTTTTTTATTCATTGATTTTCTCATGGTTTTATATTTTAAAATTTTAAAAGTAACGTATAGTAAATTATTCCCGGTTCTGCACCCCATTCCTGATTCCCCTCTCTTTTTTGTAGCCCATCACATTGTATAAACATTTGAAGTCTATTTCTCCTATAACCATTAGAGAAACAAATTACCACATCTTTAGGATTGTAGTATTCACCCTTGATTTTTATTTTCCCGGTTCCAAAAATCCTATCCCAGTAAGGTTTTTCCTCTCTATACTCTTCGGGTTTTATTTTAAATCTAACCATCTCGAACCACTTAGCTGTTAAGTTTAAATGGAGAATAGGGTTTATTACGTGTTTTTTATTCATAATTCGTTTTTTATTCATCTGTATCTATTCCAAGTAATGATTCTATAAATTCTATTTGTCTATTCACTCTTTTCATGTTTTTTTCATGAACTCTTGAATTATACTTTTCTCTCTCTTCTCCCACAAAGAACTCATGACATTCAAAAGTGAGAAAATGATGCCAATGTTCTGCTTCTTCTGTAAGTCTATTGTACTTCTTTTCTAAGAATTTTTTGTCTTTTAATTTCTTTCTAAGCCTTTTTATTTTCATGATTTATTATTTTTCAACAAACATTTTAGTATGATCGGTAATATCTTTCATATGGATAAATTTTAAAGTGTAATTCATTCCCTTATAGGTTACGCCATCGAATAATCTTGTAATATGCCTAACACCAATATACCCTAATTTACCCATATCTATAACAGTAATAGCAGTATCATAACCCATTTCACGATAAAAATTTACATACTTATCGGCTACGTCTGTCATGTTTTTGACAAACTCCGGTTTTTTAGCAATTACGTCAAAATGCCATTGCGCCCTTGTCTGCTTAATCTTCAGATCGTTCAACTCTTTGATTATTTCTTTTAATTTACTCATATTTGCTTATTTAAAAGTTTTCCACTTTTTACATTAAATGTAACCTTTTCCCCAAATTTATACATTTTACCTCTCTGGGAACAAGTACCTCTACCACTTTTATTGGGTGTGTACCAATCACATACTGATTTTTTACAGTCTTCTCTTTCTACAACTTCCATTTCGTGTGTACACCAACAATACTCCGACCCTCTGTATGGTACTGCTTCCATCAATGTAACTTCTTTTAATTCGTCTGTATTATCAAGACAGTCTCCCAACGGCATACAGACGTTTGAATCTTCATTTTCAAAATATAGTTTCTTCATATTTGCTTATTTATATTCATTCTAAATAAGATATTCATTTTTTCTTTATCGCTTCAAAATCATTGCAATACCTAATATATCCCGAATCGTTAAAAGTATTCCAACTGGTTTCTCTCACATATATAGGCTTCCTAAACATTACTCGCTTACCTAAAGCACACTTTGCTGTTCTTATTTCATCTATACACAATAAATTACCGGGTTCTTTAAACACAGGTGCAATGAAGTGTGTACATTCTATACAATCATGTCTTTTTACTATCATAATGGTTTTTGCTTATCGTTAAAATTTTTCAAATACTCATATTGTTCGTTCAAGAAAATATTAGAATGATTAAACCCGCACGATTCTCCACATATACCATTCCTGTAAACACATTTACGGACCATGAATTTAGCTAAATCAGGATCTACTTCTTTAACCTTTTTTTTAATCTCTATCATTACTTCTCTTGTTTCCTTTGAAGCGTGATTACAGAGCCTCAATTTAGCCATATCAATTAAAGCCTGAGCATTCATCCACATTCCAATATCGGTAGGGGTGAACCTATCACACTTGGTTTCCAAACCAACTAAACACTCCTCTATTGTATTTATATAACAGGCACATTCCGTATTCTTTTCCATCTCCTGTATGCTCTATGGAGTTTCAGGAACTTGTAAAATTCTTCCTCAACTTGTTTCATAATTTTGTTTTTATTTTTTATATACAAAGAGAAACTATCCAAGCTTTAAAACTTAGTTTATCCTCAAATCTTACCATTATCCACATATCATCAGGACTTCCACACGCTACGAAACATCCATCTTTTTCAGCTTTATTACAAAATGCTGTATATGTTTCTAAAGGTGTTCCTTTTTTTAAATTAATTGTTCTTTGATACACACTTTTGCCCGCCATAATTATTTATTAAATCTAAATTTATTTGCCAATTTACTTGCGTGTTCAAAGCTTTCGCCTCTTCCACTCTCTTTATATCTATCTGCTTCTCTTTCCGACATATTAGCTGCTGCATCACATCTCTCTGCAAAATAAACATCAAACCATGACAATATTAATTGTCCGTCCAGTCTATCATAAATCTTCCCGAATTTACCTAATTTTACTCTTTTAAATATCAAGTTAATATCAGAAATTTTAAGCGATGGATAAGTATCAATGATTAACATTGCTGTTTCATGAGTTTGTGCATCCGTCATTTTCTTTCCTATATTCAAAAATTCACGGAGGTTGATAATCCATCCATCCAAATAAGCCTGTGTAAAATCGAATCCCTGTGCCTTAGTAATATCCCCTAATGAAGGGAGATCAGATTTTAATACAGATGGTAGGTCATTAAGCTTTCGGCATTTTCCCATCACTGCCGACACCGAGAAGTGTGTTAAGAATTGCTTTTTTGAACTCAGGACTAACATTTGAGTCTGAGTTTGTGCTTTTTGAATTTTGTTTTGTGCCATTTTTACTGAATTTTCCGTTATTATTTGACCATGTAATTAATCTTCTTTTTAATTCCCAGGTTTTTTGATAGTCCTTTCTCATTTTAGTTTCTGATATATTTAATTCCGCCCAATAATTATAGAATTTTGTAATCATTTCTTTAGAATAAATATCTATAAACGGAATTAATAAATCGTGAAATTTTTTTCTTCTTATGAGGGTAGCTGCTTTAGCTGCGTCCAATTTTTCTTTTTTTCCCATCTTATCTTTAATTAGTTTATCTTTAACATTACCAATAACAGTATCATTTACATTAACAGTATCAGTAACATTAACATTAGCATTAACAGTAACAGCTTCGTTTGCTTCCTTTGTTTTGTCATGTAAACGTTTGCTTCCTTTTGCTTCCTCTTGCTTCGATTTTGAAGCATTGCTTCCTTTTGCTTCGATTGTTTTCTGTTTCCTGCTTTTGCCTGATTTTAAGCCACCTACCTTACCTGCATTACTGCGTTTTTCTCTTTTTACTTCCCAACTTTTTAAATCTCTCTTCATTTGTTGTCGTATAGGCTCGAATACAAGCTGAATAATGATGTCATCTGTTTGTGGATTTTCGTCATTTACATAGCTAAGTATATGTTTAAATAATCTCCCTGCCTGTTCGTTTGTTAGTTTTTCTACTGTATATTTCAAGTCAGTATATAGGAGAAATGATTTTTTATCCTGTGCCATTATGCTATTTTGTAAATTGATTATTAATTATTTTAAATACCCTCTTATCTATTGTTTTATTGATTTGATAGGATTATATTTCAAAGACCATATCTTCCGTAACTCAATCATTAGGCTATAATATGATTCGACCTTTTTCATGTTATATTTTTTTATTATATCTTTTACATCGTTTAGTGATAATGAAAACCATTCTCCTCTTTTATTTTTTTCTGCATATTCCTCATGGAGTTCATCCTCTACATCATTATCGGAGTAGGCTAATAAAGATATTGATGGTCTTGTCGACATTAATGTTTTTTCTCTAATTTCTGGATTATATGATTTCCCTATTTTTATATATCCATCTCCATCAAACATCAAATATGTTTTTTGTACTTTATTTATTTTTTCTATAATGTTTTTGTTGTTTTCAAAAGCAGGAATATCCTCAAACCCTACAAACACATTTACAATATCTTCATCTCTACATTTTAAATAAAGGTCTTCATTATCTGCATTTTCACGAGCTGGCATGAAATCATAACCAAAATCACTTCTTTCTGAATATTCTACAAAATAAAAATCATCTGTCATTATCATAGGAAAAAAATCTTTTATCTTTTTATATTCTGAAAATTTCATTTTACATATAGACACAAATCCTTTTGATCCTAACGTATCGCAATAAATCATATTGAATGTTATTAATTTCCGCGCAGGAACCCTATCTATAAAGAAATCTTCTGATTGCTCTCAAGTATTGTTTACTAAATACTGTATGTTACTTTTTAACAGATTTAGTTCATTTGATATAAAAAATTTTTCTATATTATCGAAACTATCATCTCTAATTTTATCTTGAATTTCTTCCTCAGCCATATCCATTTGTGATGCTAACCATTTTGTTGATTTTTGCTTATTTAATAAAGCAGTTTTAAGTTTGTTACTAAATTTTTCCATAGTATTATTGTTTAATGTTTTTCTTTTTGATACTGGTTAAATTTTCCCATTTTACGTTCCATTACTACATTTGTTTTCATAGTTTGATTTTTAATCATCAAATTCATTAAAATATGACCAAGCAGTTACAACTGGCTGACCTGGTATTGCTGTTCCATCATTATACTTTATACACTCATTAGAATTCCATTCTAAAAAACACTTTAGTTTCGGTCTCCATGTTAAAATCTTAAATTCTCTGTACTCACTTGCATTCATACTCAGCCCTTCCACACTTGCGATGACCTCTGTATCATATTTACATTGAGGAACTCCATTTTTAATCTTTGTCCATTTTATCTTTGTTCTCATAGTTTAAATATATTTTAAAAAGGTAAATCCTCATTATTATCATCATTATCATCATCATTGTAAATTTCCGTTGGGAATAAAACCTTTAATTTTTCTAAATCTTTTTTATGTTTTTCTGCTTTTTCATTGTTTTTCTGAGAATATATATATTTAGACATCATTAAA